ATTCTAGAAACTGCGCTAAATACTAGGGACTAGATACTTAGTATTTTGGCGAAGTAAGATGCCTCAGAAGACAAACCTAAATGTAAATCCTTATTACGAGGACTTTGACGCGAGTAAGAATTTTTATAAGATTCTATTCCGTCCTGGCTACTCTATTCAGAGTAGGGAGTTAACGCAAGTACAATCCATTCTCCAGAACCAGATTGAGAGTTTTGGAAAATATGCATTCAAGCAAGGTGAGCTTGTAATTCCTGGTGAGGTAGGTCTCAATACAAAATTAGATTACGTAAAATTATCGTCTGTTTCTGAGGTTGCTGTCTCGGAAGGAGACGATATTGTTTATAAGAAATATGATATTTCTCAATTAATTGGTCAACAATTACAAGGTCTTACTTCTGGTGTCATCGGTACTATTCAAGCAACAAAATTAGCAACTGAGTCTTCTGCTGATACTTTGTTTGTTAGTTACATTAATAGTGGTAATTCTAATACTGAGTCTACTTTTAGACAGGGTGAGACTCTAGAAGTAGTTAACGGTGTCAATACTCCTTTACTAGTCGTAGGTACAGATGGTAGTGTTCTACCAACTAGTATTCAAATTACTAACCCTGATACAGGGGAGGTAACTTCATTAGAGAGTCCTGCAATGGGATTTGGTTCTGCTGTTAAGGTAGAAGAAGGTATTTACTTTGTTAACGGTTACTTTGTCCGTAATGACGAAGCACTTTTAGTTATTGATGAATATTATGACAAACCATCTGCAAAGGTAGGTTTTACAATTAAAGAAGAAGTTGTAACACCAGAGGCAGATGCAAGCCTATATGACAATTCCATAGGATCTGCAAACTATACTGCGCCAGGTGCACATAGATTAAAAATCAGTTTAGATCTAAAAGAGTTTGCTCTAAATGCAATTACTGATAAGAATTTTATTCAACTCCTAACAGTTTCTAGAGGAGTTATTCAAAGAAAAATTGAATCTACTGATTTTAGTGTTCTTGAGCAAACTCTGGCTCGTAGAACATTTGATGAGAGTGGAGATTATGTTGTAGATAATTTTGCTATTGATATTAGAGAGTATGCTCAAAAAGATGGCAACAAAGGAATCTATGCTGTAGATGAGTTTGGTCTATTCAACGGTAAGAATGCTAGTGAAGCTTCCAGAAAAATGGTTGCTAGTATCGGACCTGGTAAGGCATATATCAAGGGTTATGAGATTGTTAATAAAGAGACAAAGTATCTTGATATTAATAAAGCAAGAGAAAGTCTTTCTACTGACAATGTAAATCTTAAGAGTAAAGGTTTACCTACTTTTAATGTTACTAATGTTTATGGTAGCGTTCCTCTAAACAAAGAAGGTTCTGAATTAACTGCATATCCAGACGTATTTTTATATTCTACATTTAATGATGGATCTGTTGGTTTAAACAATACAGAATTGGCAACTGATCATAGACAAACTATTGATAGAAGAGGTTTAAGTTTTGGAGTTGATGATGGTATCAAAACTATCACACTTCAGATTTCAAGTGTTACTAAACCAATTGGATCTGTTACAGATTCTACATTCCAATCTGAGTTTGGAACTCTGTATTATATTAAGACAAGAGCAGAAGGTGGAACAACAACTTCTGTAGGATCATTTAAAACTTTATCTTTTGCAAAAACAAACAAACCACTTGTTAATTCATCTGAATCAGTTCAGTTCTTAGAATTGACAATTTTTGGTGATAAAAATGAGTTAGAGTTATTCTTACTTGAATATGATCTTGCTGATCAAGGATACCAAAGAAAGATTTTCTTATCTCCAGATAATGCTAACACCGATTCTGATGAATTAGGATTCATTGTAGATTACTCTCCTACAATTACTCCTGTTATTGGTAAGACTAAACCAAGTAATTTCTTCTTGAAGAGTAGAGGTTCTGGTTTCAATTCTGATTCTGATGTTGTTCTATCTAAAGGAAGACTATCTGCTGGAACATCAGCATATAATTCTACATTTGGATATTCTTATTTTGATCCTCAATTCTTTACTAAGATTACTTTAGAAAATATTCCTACAGGAATTGATTCGTTTGATGATGGTAAGTATATATTTGGCTCTCAAAGTGGTGCCTATGGTGTAGTAGAGGGTTCTGGAACTGGTGTTTACAGTACAGGAAATCTATTATTTGTAAAAACTTTATCTGGTAGATTTTTACCTGGCGAAACAATTAGAGATGAATTAGGAAACACTGTAAGGATTGCTAAAGAAAATACTATTTCTCACTTTGTTACTCAAGCAAGAGGACTTGGTTATGCTGATGGAGCTACATTATTAATTAATGGACTAGAGTTTGATGCAGCAAAAATTGATGTTAAGAGAACTTCTGGTGGTTCTATCTATGGTGCTGTTGTTGTAAACAGACGTGCTGTAGATGTTGAGTATGCACAACCTCCTGCTGTAACTGTTAAAAACCCTGATGGTGCTGCAACACCAAATGCTGCTGCAAATGTAGTTCCTGTACTATTCAGAAATACTGTAACTACATATACTCCACAAAATGTAAAGTCAGTTGGTTGTAGTTATGGATCTGGAAATTCTAATACTTTCTCTGCAGATGTTGTTGTAGATAGTCAAACTGATGCTGAAATTAAAGCTGTAACAAGTTTTACTTTCTTTGGTTCTAAAGGATCTGATTTTGTAGAATCTACAAGTTTTAGTGCTGATGCATCTATTCTATTACAGCAAGGAGATCTTATACAATTCTCTGATGAGAATAATAATTTAGTTCGTGCTATTGTACAATATGCAACAAAACAAGAAGGATCATCTAAGTCTAGAATTTATCTAGATACAGCTTTACCTGGTGATGTTACAAATACAAGTATCGTACGTCTACGTCCTAAGGTAGAGAATACTAACTCTGGTACTTTATTATATTCAACTGGTAGTAAACAGGTATCTCAAATTTCTGCTGGTGGTGATGACACCAAGATCAAGTATTATTTCCGTAGAGATTTTGTAACTACTGCATCTTCTGGTGGTGGTACAATTACATTTGCTGCACAGTTACCATTTGGTACACAGAGATTCGCAGCTTTCAGTGAGAGTAATTTCATTATCACTGTTCTTGATAAAGGTGATGCCACTAATATTGTTAAAGGTGATATCATCTATGTTGATAATGATTCTGTTGAAATTTCATCATCTACAGATACTGGCAGTGGTTTAACTTCTGGTAGTATTAGTCTTAACTTACCAAGTAATTATTTTGGAAATATTCCTTCCAATGGAACATATCCAAAACTTAAGTTGACTGCAACTCTAGAAGTTTCTAATGCAAAACCAAGACTTAAGACTGTTGTAAGAAATAAGAGAATTGTTGTTGCATCTGCTGGTGATCGTAATGTTCCATTTAGAGGACAAGACTATGATACAGATGTTGTAGAAACTCTATCATATTCAGATGCCTTTAAATTAAGGTATGTGTATGAAGGAACTTCTTCACAACCACCTTCTGCAGATATTTCAGGTAACCTAATTTCTGGTACTGACGTAACTAATAGATATACATTTGATAATGGTCAAAGAGATACATTGTATGATGTTTCTCGTATTGTTCTAAAACCAGGTTTTGAAGCAGCAGAAGGTCAACTCCTAATTGCTTTTGATTACTTTGAACAATCTCAAGGAGATTTCTGTACTATTGATAGTTACATTCATGAGGCAGGTGTTCCTGAAGATGAGATTCCATCTTTCAATTCTTCTGTTCTTGGAAACATAGAACTTAAAAATGTAATTGACTTTAGACCTAAGGTTGATACTAATGCAATTATTCCTGGCTTCTTAGATAAAGCATCCTTAGAAATTACAGAGGGATCATTCTCAGGTCCTGGCGCTGTATTAGCAAGCACTCCTGCTCCTGACCTTGGTATTGAATATACATTCTCATTCAGTCAGGTTCAATACCTAGATCGTATTGATGGTATCTTCTTAGATAAGAAAGGACAGTTTATTGTTAAGGAAGGTAATTCATCACTCAACCCATCTAAACCAGATCCTATTGATGATGCTGTACCTCTTTTCTATGCATATATTCCTGCATTTACGAAGACAAGCAAAGATGTAAGAATTACTCCAGTTGATAACCGCCGTTATACAATGCGTGATATCGGTAAGTTGGAGAAACGTATTGAAAGATTAGAATACTACACAACACTTAGTATCCTAGAACAACAAGCTCTTAACATGCAGGTTAAGGATGAGATTGGTCTAGACAGATTCAAGTCTGGTTTCTTTGTTGATAACTTTGAAGCACATAAGGTTGGTAACTTACAATCTCTTGATTACAAATGTTCAGTGGACAGTCAGCAAAGTGTCCTACGTCCTCAAGCAAAAGAAGATTCTGTAGCACTTACAGAAGTTAATGTTAGAGAAGATCAAAGAGCAGTTTCTGGATATCAAAAATCAGGACATATGGTAACTCTACCATATTCACCACTTTCATTATTAAGTAATTCATTTGCTTCTAAGACACTAAATCCAAATCCATTTGTTGTTTTACAATATGTTGGTGATGGTGAAGTATCTCCATCTATTGATCACTGGTATGATCAGAATGAAGAACCACTAGTTGTAGATACGAATACTGATCTATTCACAATCTTCTTAGCAAAAGAAAATGTAAAAGAAAGTTTCTCTAGTCTATTCAATTCATTCGTTGTTAACTGGGTAGGAACATCTACTTCATTTACTACTATCAATTCACTAGGTGAAGTTAATACACAACAAGCTGTCACATCTGTTGCTAACGCATCTGTGGCAAGTACATCTAATATCAGTCCTCAAAATAATGAGGTAGGAAAAGGTATTCAGACCAAAACAGTTGGTGAGAGTTTAGTCTCCACATCATTACAGTTCTTTGCTAGAAGTGTTCCTGTAAAATATATTATTAGAAGGATGAAACCTAACACAAGAATCTATGCATTCTTGGAAGGTAGAGATGTATCACGTTGGGTTAATCCTGATTTAAGATTTACTGGTATTGCTGGTAACTCCTTGTCTTCTTTCAATGGAGATATTATTACAGATGAATATGGTAATGCTAGTGGTATTGTTTTAGTTCCTGCTGGAGCACCACCATTAGAAAATAGTACATGGACAGGAGATGTAGATACTGTTGCTTATGATACATCTGCAGAAGAGATCAATATTACATCTGGTGTCTTGACATTTAGATTTACTTCTAGCTCAACTAATCAATCAAAAGAAGTTGTTGATAGTTATGCAGAGGTCAAATACTATGCTACTGGTCTTCTTCCAGAAAATCCAGCAAGTATTGTATCCACAAAACCATCTTACTTCAAGTCTAATGAAGGTGTTCAGTTAATTGAAAGCAACACTGATAATCCTGTAAGACCTAATCCTCTTGCACAGACATTTAAAGTTGAAAACTTAGAGGGTGGTTGTTTCGTAACTGGTGCTGATCTATACTTTAATAAGAAGAGCACAAATATTCCAGTTAAGACATACATTACAAATGTAGATGCTGAAAAACCAGGTAAAAATATTGTACCTGGCTCAGAGAAAACTCTATCACCTAACACATTCCTTAAGTGTGCTGCTAGTGGAAACATGGCAGTATTCCAAGGTGAGAGTGTAACTGGTGCATCATCATCTGCCTCAGGTCCTATTCTTAAGATCTTTGATAAGAACAATGTAGAACTAGTAGCAACTGCATCTGGTAAATACAGTCTTACAAATGAACAATGTTACACAGTTGTTCTTGGTAATCATAATGGTAAATCTTTTGTACAGAATGAAGATCTAATTATCCCATCTGTAACTCTAGCTAATGCAACAGATGGCACTACTTTCGTTCTATCAATTGTCAAAGATAGTGGTAAGTTATCTAATATTAGAATTACAGATCCTGGTCAGAATTATGACAGTGCAATCTTAACTATTGAAAGTCCACAATTACCTGGCGGATCTACTGCTACAGCAAGTATTGAAGTTTCTGGTGGTCAAATTTACAATGCAGAGATTTCCTTACCTGGCATTGGATATACAGAGGCACCTTCTGTTGTTGTTAAGGGTGTTGGAAGTGGTGCTGGTGGATGTGAAATTCAAACCTTCTTGGATATTGATACACCTGCAGTTAGAATGGGTGTAGCTATTGACGCTGGAGAAGCAACTAATTCAACTACACCTACACACTTTGCATTTGAATATCCTGTATATCTACAGAATGATACTGAATATGCTTTGGTTGTAGAAACTGATTCTACTGACTATGAGCTTTGGGTTTCTAGACTTGGAGAAACTGATATTGCTACAAGTACGGTCATTACAACTCAACCAGGTTTGGGTTCGGTATACCGTTCACAAAATACAGAAAGTTGGACTGAAGATATTTTTGAAGATCTTAAGTTTACTCTCTATAGAGCAGAATTTAGTATTGGTAGACCAGCAGATCTATTACTTAAAAATGACAGTCTTGGATATGAACTACTTGATGAGAATCCAATTGAAACTAATGCAAGTTCTGGTTCTAATGCTACTTCCAAACTATTCAAGAACAATAACTCTATTGTTAAAGTAAATCATAGAGATAATGGATTTGAAACTAGTGGTAAATCTTATGTCTTCTTTAGAACTGTACAGGAGACTGGTGGTATTACTGCATCCACAATTAACAGTAATTTGTTTAAGGTGATCAATTCTGGTATTGACATGTATAATATTGACTCTCCTACACAAGCTGCTGCTAATGCTGTTGGTGGTGGAGATCTTGCATATGCATCTTTCAACAGAAAGTTTGAAACTCTATATCCACAGATTCATTATCTAACATTTACTGGAACTGGATTAGATGTTAGTGTTAAGACTACAAATATTGTTCCTGTAGATTCTTCCACTACAAATTATACCTCTTATTCACAGACAGAATATGAGAGAACTTTCTTAAATGAACCTCATTACTTTACTAATCAAAAGGTTGTAGCTTCTGACATTAATGAGACACTTAATAACTTGAGTGAATCTCTAACTTATAAGATGTCTCTTTCGTCTACTTCGTCTCATTTGAGTCCAATTATTGACCTTTCAAGTGCTACTGTTAAAACAGTAAGTAATAGAATTGAAAATGCTGTAGGTCCTGAAGATAGATTTGGTAGAAGAGATCAGATTATTGAGTTCTTCCCAGTATATCAATTTGATTTATCTGGTGCAGGTGGTGTTGAGATTCAAGAGGATCAAACAATCCAAGGTAGTACATCTAAAACTATTGCAACCATTGCAAAGGTAGATGGATCTACTGTGTTTGTAAGAATCAAGACTTCTCAGTTCTTCCAGAAAGGAGAGACAGTTTCACTATCTAATCAAACTAGTTTAACTTCAGTTGTCGTTGATTCTAATCCATCACAAGTTCTCTTCTCTATTGACGAGGCTGCTACTATTGTAGCACGTAACCCAAATGTATTGTCTCAAACTTATGATAATAAAATTACAGGTAGGGTGGTTCTTTGGAATAGTCAAACTCAACAATTGACTTTAAGAAATGATATTCAACCAATCAATGATAATTACACAGATAGATTGATTGACAGCACTGTTTACAATAGAAATGCTGACATTAGTTTACAAATTGCTGATATCTTCCGTGTAGGAGATTTTGTTAAATATCCAAATCAACCTGAGACAGAAAATTCATACCTTGAGGTTGGTAAAATTACATATGCAAATGGTATTGATTTTGTAGAAGAAAATACTTCTAAGAATAGTTCTTCTGTTGCTAAGTATGTTACTAAAGAAATTGTCATTAACAATCCAGCTACATCTATCAATGTACATCTAATGGCAAATGTTAAAGATATTGAGAATCTTGAAATTCTGTTCAAGTTTAAGAAAGCATCTAGTCAGGAAAACTTTGAGGATATTGATTGGGTATACTTCAATGACAATGGACAACCAGATGTCTTTGAAATTGCTACAAGTGAAAATAGTATTTCTAGTGTTGTTGAGAAACAATCTTCTTATCAAGATTTGAAATATAGTGTATCTGATTTAGAAGAATTCTCTTCATTTGCAATCAAAATTGTAATGCGTGGAGTTGATCCCGCGTTCGTTCCTAAGGTTCAAGATATCAGAGCTGTTGCATCTTTCTAACTTCCGCGCATGGACTATATTAAAGTAAGTGGACATGATGGTCTCGTAAGAGACCAAAACACTGGTGCCATCATCAATGTGGACGATTCTGCTATTGAAGCAAGACGCAAATCAAAACACCTAGGTTCCGCGTTAGACGACATAAATATGTTGAAGAATGAAATCTCTGAAATTAAATCACTACTTAGAGAGTTAGTAAAAAATGCCAGCAATTAATGTCGCAAAGACCGATACCTTTGAATCACAAAGGGTCAAAATTAATCAGATCGCATCAGCGATTTTTAATGTAACAGCAGGTGGTAGTGATCTATCTACTGGTATCTTAAAATTAGGTGATGGAACAAAACCATTACCGTCATTAGCTTTCAATAATGAACCTTCTTTAGGTTTTTATAGACCAGCTTCTAAGACTATTGCATTTGTTTCGGGAAGTAAAAATATTTTAGATATTGAGGAAACTCAATTAACTTTATACAAAGACGAGATTGTAAGAAAAAGATCTGTCCCACTTAGCGGTGGAGTTAATCTTACTCGTGGTTCTGGATATGAATTTGGAACCTATCCTCTTGTTCCTTTAAATGGTGGTTCTGGTTCTAATGCTGTAGGAACATTTGAAGTAGATTATTTTAGAGGGACACCTGGCACTGGTTCTGGATATTCTGCAGGAACATTTTCAGCTGTACCTTTACAAGGTGGTAGTGGATCTGGTGCAACTGTAGACTTTACTGTTACTGGATTAGAAGCTGCACTAACACAAGCTGGTTCTGGTTATACTGATGGTTTCTATTCCAATGTAGCTGCTACAAATGTTAGCGGATCTGGTAATGGATCTGGTGCTGAGTTAATCGTTGAGGTTTCAACTGGTGCAGTTACTAACGTTTCTGTTTCAGACAATGGTAACAACCAATATGAAGATGGAGATGTCATAACAGTTGCTGATGCTCTTCTTGGTGGAGGAGGTGGTAGTGGTCTAGAAATTACTGTTACTGCAAATGCAGGTGTCTTGAGTTTTGATTCAGTTACTAAGGCAGCAGGATACACTGCAGGTAATGTTCTGACGCTACCAGGAACAGCGACAGCAAATAACGTTAATATTGGTGGTACACATATTTCTGCAGGATGCACTTTAACTTCTGGTAGTACAACAGTCACTTTGGGTGCATCTACTAACGAAGTTATACCTGGCATGGTTCTAGCAGTAGACCAAGGTGGATCTGTAGGAGAATTTCCTGCTGGATCTACTGTCACTGTTGTTAGTATTACAAATGGAACTACTGTAGAGGTAGACACAGCAGCTAGTGCTTCTGGATCAGCTGACATTACATTTGCTAGTACCGCACCAACTATTGTTACAATTCCTGGTGGAACAGCAAACTTAGTTGTTGGACAGATTCTTTCTGGATCAAATACTACTGTCGCAGATGGACTTGAGATTACTAATATTATTGATGCTAACGATATTGAACTTGATGCATCTGCAACAGCTCCTTTTTATCAAGCAAATCTAACCTTCACACCTAAGTGGGGTGTTGGAACATCAGCATTTACATATACAGTTGATGTTGTTGGAGCAATAGAGACTTTAACAGTTACAGACGGTGGTACAGGATATGTTGTTGGTGATGTTCTAACTGTTGCATCAACAGATCTTGTCAATCCTATTGAGTATTCAGTTAAGTCTGAGGCTGTACAACATTTAACATTTACAGGAACAGTTGCATCTTCTGTCTTTACTGTTGGCGATGAATGGGAGATTGATGGTGGTGGAGAAGGTGGTGCATCTTTTGAAGTAGGATTTGTTAAGTCTACTGGTGGTAATGTTGATTATATTTTA